CTCGCGGCGAAAAGCCTCGATCATTTCACTACAGCTGTTGACTCGTCTCATTCACTTCTCAACTTTATCATAGAGTTGATTCAAGTGCTTGAGGGTAATATCAAGAATCTTCAGAAAGCTCGATCGCTCATTAATGCAGCGATGGAAGCTTTCCGAAAAGCGTATGCGAAAGCAAAACGCGATGGTTTGTCCGAAACTGCAAGCTATTGGTTAGCTTGGAATTTCGCGATCAAACCTACTCTTAAAGATATTAAGGCAATCCTCTGTGCTGTTTCCCAAGCGCGAAAACGCTTGGACTGGCTCAGAAAACAGAATGGCAAACCAACGTACATTAAATGGGGTGCAAAAGATTTTTACACACCTAATGTGCTTCCGGAAATCATGATTGATTGGTTTCCAGAATACCGCCTTGGAAGAGGCGCGTTGGCGTTCAGTGAGTCTTGGATTAGGATACGTTGCGTACAATACCAAATAGATTACAATTCTACCGGTCTTGTTCGTTTCGATATTCCTGCCTATCTTCTCGAAGGCATTCCAGGTCTCGGCACCGTTTGGGCTGCTTATTCCGGTCTCTACAATCCGCTCAAAGTCATTTGGGAGATGATACCCTTCTCTTGGTTAGTCGATTGGTTCATGTCTTATAGAACCAAACTTCAAGCCAAATTAGGAGATATGTCACCCTTAAAGGACGCTGAGGTGATTGACTCTGGTCATTCATTCAAGACGCGTTCCGAGTGGATCGTAGAACAGACTCGGGATGGCGGCATCTCATGGCTTTTCCTTTCTAAGGTTAAGTATAGTGCCTACATCCGTCATCCAGGCTTGCCTGAAGTTCAGTCAAGTCCCTTTCGTATACCACTAGAGTGGTATAACGTCTCGATATTGCTATCAATTGTCCGCCAGTGGTGGACCCGTAGGAGATAGACGCCTACGGCCTTACTTGGGTATTGAAGCAAGGAGAAGTCAAAAGTACTTCTCTACTCGGAAAAACTATGGCCTTTTCAGACCCTCTCTCTCTTAACAATGCTGCTGCTGTAGCAAAAGCCTTTAACCGCAAAAGTACGGGCATCGGCGTAAGTGAAGCTATCGAAGCCAGTTCTACTGTCTCCGATCGTACACTTATGAAGATTGCTCATACTAAAGCTGGTAAGGGCGTTGCTGCTGGCACCACTGTTGATCGTCACTTGCTTCAGTTCCAACGCGCGAAGTTTAACTCCGTGATTGGGGCTGATGAGTTGATGACTATTAATGTAACGCTCACTGTTCCTTCTTCGTCTGGTCTCACGACCACCGACATGAATGACCTGTGTGCATACGTTAAGAATTTCCTCTCGACGCAAGCTAATATCGATCGCCTGGTCCGTGGTGAATCTCAATAATAGACCAATGGTGTACTTCTACATCATTTCGTTTATTATCGGGTTCATGCTCGGAAGCTGGCACGGTTACGTGCTAGCCAGGTAAGTTAGAGGGTCCTCGGCCAGTCTGGAAGTCCACCATGAAAAATAATGGGAACTTTAAAAGCCAGATTGAGATAATTCTCGGTTTAAGCCGGGAAATGTTGCGTGACCTACGCAACCTCGATCCTAGTGTCTACTCAGAGTCGCAACTTCGTCGTGATACATCGTATCTCGAAAAACGTTGTGAGTCTGAGGGTCTTCGTTTCTTAACGACGACTTTACCTAAGTTAGGTAAATGGTTCGATAATTACTTAGACCAGGGGGTATTCTCTCCTCGTCCCGATGGCTTTAAGCCATATGATGGGAAGGGGCTGCCTCGCTTTCTAGGCTCTTTTTGGATGTATTTCCAGGTCGAGGACCCTGCTCCTGAGCTCATTCGAGCTATACGCACGTTCTTGTTTGCTTTTTACAAACTGGAGTTACCTTTTGAAGACGAACAACGAGGATCAACACTTGATAAATTTGTTGAAATCGATGGTAATCTCGAAGATTTCTCAGTTTGTTACGAGAACGCTCATGAAATGGATCAAGATCTAATTCATGAGATGCGCCGCGTTTGTCATGAGACTATTGGTTCTTTTACGCCTAACGGCAAAGAACCAGTGTTTCATGTTCCAGATTCCTGGAAACCCAAACACGGACCTGGAGCAGTAGCTACTGGTGAACGTGACGAGGATAAGTGGGTATTTTCCCACCTATATGAGTCCGTTCATAGATCCTGGCCATACTATGATTACATGTATGGCGTAAGATCTAACGGTCGTGCTCTTCAACTCGCATCTACTGTTGATCAGTATAGAAACATGGTCAAGAAAGCCGAGCCTCAAGCTCGTGTCTGCCTTGTTCCAAAAGATTCCCGTGGACCAAGAATTATCTCTTGTGAGCCATTGGAAGTCCAGTTTCTACAGCAGATGGTCTCTGTTCCCTTTGTTAAATACTTAGAGAGTAGATCGCCAGCTGCTGGACACATTAACTTCACAGATCAAAAAGTGAACGGTAG